CGACCGCGCTGGTTGTCCTTTGCGTACTTGAAGCCCTGTGACTTCCCCCACACGAAGCGCATGCCTGTATCAGTACCGAAGTAGAGCTTCTTATCGACAGTCGAGGGAGCGAAGTTCGCCTTTAACGAATCGAGGTATGCTTCCATATTGAGCGGATCAGCATAGACGATGCCTTCAAGCGTGACAGTTCGAAGCGTTTCGAACTGTGAGGCAGCGTAGCCACCATGGAGACCTTCACGGTCATGAGTCTGGAGGCGTACGTCAGTAGAGTCGAGACCTTCCACGCTAGTGATGTCGACGAAGGGAAGGGACGGACTAGTGTTCAGGGTGATGCCATCATCCATGAAGCGATACTGTTCAGCTGTCAATGTAGGATAGAGATCCTGAGAGAACTCGATCCAAGACCGAGGAGCGCCCCAAACTGACGAGTAGCTGGCAATAGGTGTAGCATTACCCTTTACCAGATCACCTCTACTGTCAATGGGTCCTACGTTTGTAGCATCCCAAACATACACATTGCCCGCACCCGTTGCAGCTGCATTGACAGAGCGCGCACCAATCTCCACAACGATACGATCGCCTGCCGAGTAGTTTACGTTCGACAACGCAATTGCTGACCACCAACGAGTCTCCTGCGCAGGGCTGAGCGAGAACTCCTGGTTCTGTGCACCAGCAGTAGTGACGACGGTCGTATTGGTCTGACCAGCATAAGCAGTGCCTCGTACAGTAGTTCCAGGACCATCAACAACGCGAATGACGCACTGCAACATCATGTCAGCGGCTGCAATGCTCTCAAGTACCTGAACTACAAGATCGAAGGTACCACTGAGCGTTCCAGCAGTAGGTAGTGGACGGCTGATGAACTGCCCCGAGATCATGTCCCACGGAGTTGTAGCACTACTCTTGGTTCCTACACCGCCTGAGCCGCCTATGAGAGCTGCACCTTCAGGAGCAGGCTTCAACGTTCCCTTCTGATAGCCGCCTGTAGGACCTGACTGCTCCCAGGCAGACGAGATCGCAGGAGCGATAGAAGGCGCATCTGCTGGCGCGAAGTAGAAGCGAGTGCTCACAGACCTGTCCTTGTCGCAAGATGCCAACCAACCTTAGATGCCCAAGCACGTGGATTAGGATCGGTGGTGTAGAAGGGACCAATCTTCTGAATGGTCTGGTTGCCAGCTGGTGCACTGTCAGAAGACCTATTCGCTGGACGTGTAGTATAAGTACTGCTCGGCGAAGGCTGCATTGCTACAGCAAGGCGACGAGAGATGTTATCGAGGTCGCCCTCGTGAGAAGAGAGGCCCCTACCGAGAGAGTTACCGAAGTTGTGTGCAATCGCCAAAGCCACCTTCGAGGGTGACTTCATCTTCAGCTCGTCCTTGATTGCCTTAGCGATCTTGTGTCCGAGCCTACGTGCGATCTCTTCCAAGTCCTCTTCCTTGGACTTAAGGCCATCGACGAGAGACTGTGCAGCAGTGATGCCTGCATCGTACATAGCACTACTGATCTGGTCGGCGAGTCCGCCAACACCAGCAAGCTGTGTATTCATCTGATTGATACTTCCAACTTGGCCAGGTGTCGCCTTGACGAGTGCTGCAGCGTATGCCATCGCGTCCTGAATAGGCATAGCAAGGATCATGTCGATGACCTGCTGACTGAATCCCATCACCTTGAGCTGATTCAAGTTATCACCGAACGCCTGAATATCCTGAAGCCTACGCGACATCGTGGCAGAGATCGTGTCTACCGTAACGACCTCGAGACCGAACGAGCCGAAGCTGCCATAGTCGGTGATCGCACCAGCGAAGCTGGTCTTCTTCCCCTTGATGTCGTCGAGTGCATTCTGAGCGTCCGCAAGATCCTTACGAACCTTCTTGAGACGTGCATTCAGGTGCTCTAGACGATTGACATTGTGCTTGATGTCATCGGCAACGTCAGCAAGGTACGACTTGACCTTCTTGCCGCGCGACTTCTCGAACGCCTTCTTCGCCTTACCCTTCAGGTGCTTGGCGATGTCGTCCAGCTTCTTGTCGATCTGTTCCCGAGCAATATCAAGGAACTTCCCGATAGAGACCTTGTATCCTTCGGTACCGATGTCGTGCAGGATGTTCTTCTGGATCTCTGCCATGATGTGCTTGACGAGTTTGGCAGACGCCTTGCTAGCGTGATCCTTGTTCTTCGTCTTCTCGAACGGAATCAGAAGACCATCAACCATGTCTTGACCGAGCTCCATCATCTCCAAGGAAGGAGAGTGCGCCTTCGCAGCAGCACGACCAGCGGCGATAGCGGCGTGCACAGCTGCAGCAACTGCACCAGATAGCGAAGACATCAGTCCAGCGAGGCCACCCATCACGCCACTCTTCAGGGCAGTACCTACGCTGTGTCCTCCTGTAGAAGCCTCGCCAGCAGCCTGAGCAGTACCCTGCTTGATGCCAGAGTGGAAGGACGAGAGGTTGGGCTTCGCACCCTTCGTGCTGTCACGCAGCTTTGCCTTCAGGTCCTTCAGCTGACTAACACTGTTCTGGACACCCTGCTTGATGCCTCTCAGAAGGTCATCAGTCCAGTGGACCTTAACCTTCTGCTTACTGACATCGTCTGCACTCTTCTTAGTGTCCTTGAGAGACTTGACGAACTTGTCTAGGTCCTTCTTGCTGGCATCCAGCTTAGCCATCTGGAAGACAGTGCGGACCTGCTTAGGCTTCAGATCGTACTCCTTCTGAAGAGCCTTTAGGTCCTTCATGTTCTTAGGCAGACCGACCTGAGTAAAGTGCGTAACGACTTCCTTTGGGATTCCCTTCAGGACAGCAATACGCTTCTGCTCGTTGCTAATCGCTTCCTGAATCGCACCGCCTTCATTCTTGTACGCAGCAACAGCTTCACGAATAAGACCGATCTTCTGCTGGTAGTACGCCTGAATCATCGGCTGACCGTAGTAGGAGTCAGACTTCGCCTGGAGACGCTCAATCTCCGTCTGCGCCTCACCGAGCACCTTATTCATGGTCTTCTGCGCACCGGTCTGTCCAGCGATAGCGTTGGTGATCGTACGGTAGCTGACACCAAGAGGCTCCATCGTCTTGAACGCGTTCGCCTTAACAAGGTTGTCGTAGACCATCGCCTTGGTCTGCTCGGTTGTCGCTGCAGTTGCATCGTTCAACGTGTCAGCGTAGGCTTGCCAGGTACCGATTGCAGACTCAACCTTGCCTTGAGTGTTCTTCATCTCGGAACCGATAGCAGCAATGGCACCAGCACCAGCACCAAGAGCCAAACCGATCGGTCCACCTACAGCGAAGCCCAACAGCGCACCACCGGCGATCTGCTCGAAGCCTGCGAGGTCACGCTCGCTATCGCTCTCGGCTGAACTCATTCGGCGGAAGCCATCGGCCATCAGAACGAGACCGGCGGAGAAGGCCGCAATCTTCCCAGTTGCCTTACCGGCACTGAAGCCGAGAGCAGTCATTGCGCCATTGAACGCCCAGACTGCACCACCGACAACAGTCAGAACACCAAGCAAGGTGAGCAGCACAGTAGAGAAGGCAGCCGTCAGTTCGATTGCCTTCCTAGTTCCAGGATCGAGGCCGTTGAACGCATCGATCAGGCTATTGGCCCAGTCGACGAGCTTGAGTGCGATTGGCAGTAGGTTCTCGCCAATCTCGATCCGCAACAGCATCCAGTTGTTCTTCAGCTCCTGGAGCTTTGCTTGCGGAGAGTCAGCCATCTGGTTGAAAGCCTTCTCGGCCTGACCAGCTGTGTCACCCATCTCCTTAGTGCGCTGGTTGAACTCCTTCGCATTCTTGAAGTACATGTCGAAGAAGCGCCGAGCCTGAATTGTGCCACCGGAAGACTTGAAGAGTTCCTGCAACTTCGACGCCAATTCAGGCTTCGTGAGATTGCCGAACTTCTGCGCCATCTGGTCAAGGATGTCAGGCAGAGGGAGGAACTCACCGCGCATGTCCTTGACGGTGACGCCCATCTCTTCCAGCTTAGCAACCGTCTTCGGGTTGGAGATGGCATCTAGTGCCCTCGCTGCCGACGAGGAAGCCATCGCGGCACTCAGACCGTTTCGAGTCATGAACGCCAACATCGCGCCGGCAGTCTGGTACGTTTGACCAGCGCGAGCGGCCGATGGGATCACACGACCAATGACCTTAGCGAAGTCCTCGTAGGTACCGACGCCCTTTTGCACCAGACGGAACATGAAGTCCGAGACGTCGGCAGAATCCTTCGCCTTGAGGTTGTACGCATTCATGATCGCCAAGTTGGCCTTGGTAGCCGTAGCTATGTCGACCTGGCCACCAACAGCGTCCTTGGCGAACTGCTTCAGAATCTCCTCTGCACCCTTAGTGCTTGTATCGATCGAGGAGAAGATGTCGTACAGAGCGGGCTGGATCTCTTCGAACGCAACAGGAACAGTCTTAGCGACTTCCTTGCCGATGTCGCTAATCTGCTTCATCGACGTTCCAGCCTTATCGACCTGAGTCGCAGTGCGAGCTACCTGCGTCTGGTAGTCCTTCGCAACCTGGATGTTCGAGGTGAAGGCTTCTACACCACGAACGCCCATGTAGGTCAGCGCAGCACCAGTTGCCATAGCAGCAGTGCCCTGAGCCATCATCGTCTGGCCTAGGTAGCGCTGACGATCTCGTTCCTCAGAGAGGAGGCGCAAGTGTTCCTTCTGCGCATCGATGAAGTCTTCCTGCTGCTGACGCAAGATGCGGTTGTCACTAATCATGTTGACGCGGTTCTGCTGCGCATCGAGCATCGCACGCTGATACGCACGCTGCGCTGTCGCATCCTTCTTGCTAGCGTAATACGCCTCGCGGGCCGCAAGCGTCTGGCGCTGATAGGCCTCTTCGATGTCGTGTACGTCACGACGAAGTCTTTGCAGGTTACGGTGAGAGTCACGTACCTGCTGATTGGAGATCCGCGTTGCGTCACGGTCAAGCTTAGACATACCAGAAGAGAGGCGACCGATCGTCCTGCTCGCCTCGTCTCGAGCACGGAGCACGAGCGTCAGTTCCCGTCCGCTCAGCGCCATCGGTCACCTCCCTTCTGGATGCATTGCTTTCTCTCGCTTCGCACGTTCGACATCTGCCTCAAGGACCAGCTCCATCAACCAGATGTCGCGTGCGTCTTGATCCTTCAAACCTCCTGGACCCGGAAGGCAATGGAGCTCCTGACAGAGCCTCGTCATTCTAATTGCTTCCCAAGCCTCCGGCATGATGGTTGTCGGATCGCCTGGTGGAATAACGATCGCCTTCTGGATGTCGGAGGCTAGTCTTCCCCCTCCTCGTCCTCTTCGAAGTTGTTGATCTCCGAGAGGTACCCGTCGATCTCCTCACCGACGCGTGGATCGAGGAGCTTGATGTCGGCAGCCTTCGAGAGATCGAGCGGCCGAGTCTGTGCAGGAGCCTCGTCACCTTCGACAAGACCCATCGGACCCTTCAGCTCGGCCTCGAGGTTGTGCTCGACGACGCAGCGCTGGAAGTCAAACATGGTCGCTGCCTCGTTGACGAGGTTCATCTCGCCTTCGAAGTCCCGCGACTTGCTTCCACCGCGCACCTTCATGCCGGACACCATCGCACGACGCTGGATCTTCTCGCCGTACGTGAGACGCCGAAGGACGACATATCCTCCTGGAAGCGTCTTCAGATCCTTACGGATCGTTTCTGCAGTGTTACTAGTTGCAATTACCATGACCACTCCCTCAGTGGTTGTTTTTTCTAAAAGACACGAGTTAGACGATTAACCGTAGTAGTGGTCTTCGGGGGCTTGGCTTCTCGTCTAACTCGCGGTCTCTGTTGTCTTTTCCCTGAGTCTCTGCGCCCTCGCTAACCTCAAAGACCACAGGGGTACTGCAACGGTTATGCCTAGGACTACGTGATGTCCTGCTGGCACTTCACCGTCAACTTGTAGCCGGCGTTCGTCGTCGGATCGTAGACGCCGTGGTATGCGACGCTCGCTCGAATCAGATCGCCCTGCCCACTCAGGCCCATCTCGTAGGTGTCTTTGATGGCCACCGGGAGATCGATCTGAATGTTGTTGTTTGCACCCTTCGTAGCGAGCAGCGTGATCGTCTGTGCCGTGAGTGCCTTGTACGCGTCGTAGTCAGCACGCGTCTCGTAGTCGCGATCGACCGTGAGGCCGACGGATCGTTCTCCGTATGCGACGAACTGAGCTCCTTGGCCGGCGGAAATGAGGCGGTACTGTGGGTCCGCGTTGTCGTCGACTGAGAACTCGAAGTTGTCGGTGTCGAACACCTGCGTTGACGTCGGAATCTGCAGGTTGTAAGTACCTGCACCGAACGGAACCCACGCAGTGCCAGTACCCCATGTTGCTGTCGGGAGCGTCTGCGAAGCCTCATCACGCCCGAGGATGCTGACGTTGAACATCAGCTGCCCGTCCGAGATCGAGAAAGTGAAGCTGGACACGAGGCATCCGACGTAGCCGTGCACTTGGCCGTTACGAACGACTGTGATGCTCATCGTCTTGGCAGGGATAGCGAGCGTGTTGCCTGTGAAGGTGTAGGTGAAGTTCGGCGTGGTGCCTGCCTTCACTGCCGTTGCACGCGCCGTGTACATGAAATACGCGACGGCGTTCTCTAGCGCCTCCATGGAAATGTCGCCCTCGACGCGTGCGTTGCCTGCAACAGCACCAGCCTCGTCGACCATCTGTCGAATGGGACGACGCCAGATCGTGTCCTGCGGACGCGTCAGGCTTTCGTTCTGGATTGGCACGTAGAGGACCGGAGGGACATACGTGCCTGAGACGGTCTCGTGAGCGACGCCTACGAAGCCGTTGCCACCGATGCCGGGCATCAGCTCTCACCTTCCTTCTTCTTGGGCTCGGGCTTCTTCTCCTCCGCTGCTGTGGACACCGTGATCCCTTCCATCATGCTGTTTCCAGCCTGGAGGAGGGTCTGTCCCCTCGTGACCTCGACGGATAGGATCTCGTTGTTCTTGCCGACCTCAGGCTCGGCGGTGACGTTGGCGTCTCTATAGTTCTCCGCCGCGTCTTCGTCGATCTCGTGTGTCGCGCCGTTCTTGAAGACTCCCAGCCCGGGAATCTCAATTTCTTGTCCCTTCGGGACTCCCGGTACGTCGAGCTCGAGGACGTACGCGACCTTCTTTTCGTCTGACATGTGTTGCACCTCCTCAAGAGAACTGGCTGGGCAGTTGTTTCCATACCGACGCCTCGACTGTCAGTCTCGAGGCTCGGTAGATTGCGTTGCGCCGTTCCAAGTAGCCCGAGTCGATCGACGTCACCATCGAATGCACGACCGAGTCACTCATGTATGGATCCTGATGGATTAGTGCCTCGATCGCTTCAGCACGATTGTCAGCATCGTCCTGCAGCGTCGAGACATCCACAAGCTTGTTGTGGTAGACAATGATGTAGTTGTAGAGCGTGGTCTTGGTTCGTCGCGGCGCTCCCTCAAGTTCGCGGCGCTTGCCCCCAGGGTCAATACAAGCTGTGGGAGTGTGGGGGATATTGTTCTGATCTCCATAGAAGACACTGGCCAGTCCAAGGGTAACCTTGTTGTTGTTGAGAAGGGTCTCAAGGAACTTGGCCATATCCTCATAGCTGTCGTTGTCCCTCACAATCAGAAGCCTGCCTTAGCGATCTGCTCGGCAAGCCAAAGGTCGAAGACCTGTTCAATCCGGTCCTCATCCTCCGGCTGGATCATCACGAATGGACGTGGCGGAATGCTTCCTGCTGCACCGAAGTTTCGTTTACCGATGACCTCTGGTTCACTTGTGTGGCCACCGGTGATGCCGAACTCGTCCTGAACGTCGTGACCACCGTAGCCAGCCTGATGAATTCGTCCATACCAGACAGCACTAGGAAGGCCTGCAAGAAATGCTGACTGTCGACCGACCGTCCAGATGCCTTGGTCAGCCATAGCACTCTGAAGAGCACCAGTACGAACTAGCGGAGCTGCATTGCCCTTCTTCTTCCTGATCGTAATGTCTTCGAGGCGTGCCCATGTAGGACGTCCGCCCACCTCGAAGTTGGTCTGGATGCTCGGAATGACAACCTGACGAATTGCTCGCTTGAGCGGAGTCCGAAAGTCCTTCAGCTCCATCCCGAGACGATCAAGGCGCTTAGTGATGATGCCAATTGACGGTTCGAAGTGCAAGTCGATCGAAGTGACTTGTGCAGAGAACACGTTGGGAGACAGAATGAGTCCGTTCGACATCACCAACGAACCGGAGCCGAGTACTGAAGCAATGCCCATTAGAAAACCTGTCCCATCGTGAACATTGGGGGACCATCGCTAGGGAAGTCCGATGATGCCTCGTTCGCGGAGGAAAGATCGTTCGGGAAGAAGACAGGGTCCATAAGGTCAGTGATGACATCCGGAGCCTCTTCGAGAACGATAGTGCCGTTGAGTAGACCTCCAATGATGAGGTCCGCCTGACGGCGCAAGATGAAGGCATAGTTGCTCGTGTTCTCGCCATCGTCAGCGTACGCACGGTCGTAGATGTACGACACATGGTACATTGAGATAAGCGTTCGAACGAGCTTCGGCGTCGTTGTCTCGTTAATCCATGTTGAAGTGTCAAAGACCGAAGCCAGGCGACTAATGATGTTCTCAGACGCATGACCCTCGACAGCAGTGTCGATATTAGTCAGGTTCAGCTTGGTGGATTCGAGCCACGCATTGGCCTCTGCGACCGTAATGTGTACCATGACTGTCCTCTCACCAAGCTGAACCTGTCGTTACTCCCATCCCGAGGAGCAAGCTACTCGGTCGTCAGATCGTCCTCGTCGACGTCCTGACCGTGCGCGTCGCTTCCGTCGCCGGGGTTGACTGCATCCGGGTGCGGAACGACGTTCGCCGGGTTGGGAAGCTCGTCGCGAAGCGCGGGAGCTACGTCCGGGTCGTCCTGGTTCTCGGGCGGGTTCATCTGCAGTGCGCTGCCCTCGATCTGCTCCAGGTTCGACGGAGTTCCCGTCGGCTGGTTGGCTCCCTCGTTCGTCTCCGGGTGGAGAATGTCGTACTCCTCCTGGGTAACGACCGCCTTTGCCGCAAGCAGATCGGCCCAGTCCTTCTCGGAGAAGTCGCCCTCGCTAACGTCCTCACCGGGTCGGATGTACTCCTCACCAGCCTCCTGCTTCCAGGACGACGTCTTGATGTTCGAGTTGGCCACGTAGTTGTCTGCCATGTCCTACACCCCCTCTCAGGCGATCGCGTTCTTGATGAGGTAACCCGTGACGACCTTACCGAAGTTGGTGTCGGCCGGGTTGTTCTCCCTGCCGACGAGCTTCAGGTCGTAGCGGCGAGAGACGCGCACGATGTCGCTCTTCCGCTTGTTCTCGCGCCAGCGGTCGACGGCCTGCGTGAGCGAGCCGCCGTAGCCCCAAACGAACTCGTACGCGAACGCAGGAGTCTTGAGACCCGCACGCGGCGGCACCCAGGCGAGGAGGACGTCCTTGCCCCACAGGTACCCAGGCACGAGGCTCGCGTCGGACGCGATACCGGTACCCGGCACGATGATGTTGGTCAGACCGACAACAGCACCGATGATGTCCTGCGTGAGAACTCCACGCTCGGCGTACTGAATGCGCGCGAGGAAGTCTGGGTGGTCTTCGAGCTCGGACATCACCTGGTAGGGGATGATGGCCGTGTTCGGCTCGAAGAACACGTTCGCGTGCATCGCGTGACGGCCCTTCTTGATGTCCGCGATCGGGTCCGAAGTCGCGTAGTTGGCGGTGTTCCACTGCTGACCACCAGTCAGCGTCACGGTCATATCCGTGGCGTACTGGGAAGCATCGGTCACCAGCGTCTTCATCGCCAGCTCACGACCCAAGAGAATCTTGGACGTGACGAGCTCGGTCGCGTCGCGATCCGGAGCGAACGCCGAGTCGACGTTCTCACGCTCCTCGTCCGTGACGGCGATCTGAAGCGCGTGCTCCTGAGCGTAGTACGTGTCGAGCGACACACCGACGCCGGGGATCTCGTTGGCTTCCGTGCCAGGCGCTCGGAAGTCGCCGGACTCGGGGAGCCACGCCTCTCGACCGAACGTGTAGTACTTGTCGGCCTGCTTGCGCACCTTCACCGTAGGGAAGAGGCGCTCGGCCACAAGCCCGTTGTTCGTCCAGCCCACGGAAATGTTGCTGAGGACCTGGTCGATGTGCTGGTTCGCTGAACCAGTCGGGTTGTACATGGTCATCTAGGTTCGCCTCCTCTCAGCTCACCGCGGTGTTGACGGAACCGTACGGGGTCAGGAGTACGTCGACGAACTGACCAGCGCCGGTAGCGGCAGTCAGTGCGATTCCAAACGACTCCTTGGCACCAACAGCAGCAGCGACAGTGACAGCGCGAGCCGTAGCGTCGTTGGTGAGTCGGTCATCGACAGCGATCACGCCTCCGGAGAGGACGCGAGCGATGCCCATCATAGCGAGGTTCACTACCACCTTGCCGGTCGTGACCTTAGCGGCATCCACGTTCTCCTGAATGACACCTCGAATCTTCGACCCAGCGACGGTGGCGCGAGCCATCTTCGTACCGTCGCCCGACGACACTGCGAGCTCGCCGAACGCGAGTGCAGTGGAACCGGTGGCGACATGTCCCTTGTTCAGGACATAATTGGGACCAACGCCCATGGCTTACGCCTCCTTCCAGGAGTAGCTGGCCTCGATGTACTCCGAGTACAGCTGCGGCTTCTCGCTGGCGACCAGCTCGACCGCGTCGGCGTACAGCAGCTTCTCGTTGGACTTCATCGCGGCGTCGACGGCGTCGTTGAACTTCTTCTGCGCCGCAGTACCGTCCTCGTTCGCTTCCCGCTCCTTGACCTCGGTCTCGCCAGCCTTGACGATCCCGCCCTTGAGCATGCCCTCGGCGAAAGCCATCACGTTCTCACGCGACGGTTCCAGCAGGGCCTCCTCCAGGAGCTTACCAGCGCCGGCGGAGAGCATCTTGCCCTCCTGCGGAGCCGACAGCTTCAAGACGGTAGCGTGCGCCTCTGCTAGAGCCAGAGCGGCTCCCTGCGACGCGACCTTCTTGACGAGACCACCCGCGAGCTCGGCCAGAGCCTTGATGGCCGGGTCATCGGACGCCTCGGCGAGACGGATCACCTCCTGCGCAGAGGTCTCGCTGGCGGCGATGGGCTCGACCTTGTCGTCGGTGCCACCAGCACCCTTGGCATCGTCGGTCTTCTTCTCGGGAGGCGCCGGCGGCGAAGCGATCACGGCGTCGTCCGGCAGCTTCGCCAGGGCCTCCGTGACCTGCTCGTCGGTGGCGTCTTCCGGAAGACCCAGCAGCTTTCGCTGCAACTTCGGGTCCATTCCGTTTCCTTCCTCCAGTTGGATGTCAGAGTCATCGATGAACTCTGACAGGTTGATGGGCATGATCCCCTTCAGGAATGGCCTGTTGGTGATCCCGCCACCGAACAGGACGTTCGAGTGAACTTCCTGAGTCTGTGGGTGCTTCCACTTCCAGTCGAACTCGGGCGAGAAGTACCTATACGCCTTGTCCTTGATCAACTGGGTTGCCTTCTTTGTCCACTCGACAGACAACCAGAGGCCGTCGGAGCGTGCCTCCGCGGCCTTCACCCACCCTGCAGCCTCACCACTGTGCTGCTTGTGGTCGTAGTCGATGTCGAGGTCCTGGCCCCGCACCTTGTTGTTCACGCCCGAGGTCATCTCGGTAGCCTTCTCGACAGTGAAGTCGATCTTGCCGTAGGTAGGGTGGTGATACGTACCGTACGGGAAGGCTTGGAACATGGAGACAGACGAGCCATCTGGCTGCTCATCGAGCTTGACCGAGCTGAGCTCTGTCAGAAACCCTAGATGCATATTGGGCATTGTGACCTCCTCACGAGACTAATCATATGATCTTCCTTACATGAAGGACAACGGTTAAGATATAACAGTAAACCTTAGACTATTATATTCCCCAAAGATTCTAGAGGGTACCTAACCTGTTGCCAACCACAAACCGCTTTCGGTGAGGATCCCTTTACTATCTGCACCTACAAGACCTGTAAACACTGTCGGCGGAGGGTTGTAGAGTACCTCAATTACAGCGAGACGTGTTTGCGCACCCGAAGGAAGACCAGTAAGACCGAACGCATCTGTTCCACCAGTCAGTGACCCATGCACAGTAGCTTGAGTACTGTTTCCATTGGAGAAGACGTAGTAGTCCTCAGTACCCGACAAGTTCCATGAGCGAGTAGTCCAGTTGGTGCCGTTTACATCACCAGCTATACCGAAGAATGCACTTCCAGCTGAGCCAGCTATGTTAATGTTAGGAGTAGATCCAGTGATACCTGATCCTGCATCACCGCTGTCTGCTTGAACTGGCGTTCCAGCTAGACTGTAACCATCAGCAGTTGGACATACAATAAGTTCACCTGTGTGAACATTGTTTCCACCAGCAGAAGCTGAAGTAATCGTCGCACTGCCTCCGCTACCTGGTACACAGGTCCAAACATACATGAAGACACCGAAACCTGATCCGACGGTGTTTTGAAGCGTCCAAGAGAGGCTTCCACCAGAAGGGGTACCTTGTGTATTAGCACCATCCCATGTTGCCGCCAAACATACAAGCACATCGTTCGTTGACCATGAAGGATTCCACGTCAACGAACGAGAGTCGACTGCTGACGTAGCATCAGTATAGAATGCTAGCGCCATTAACCAGCCGGATTCGTGAAGGTCAATTTGTCGAGCGTACAGTCAGAGGCTTTACGCAGACCAAGGTTGTTAAGCTGGCCTGCAGCAGACGTGATTACATTCGTACCAGGATCGAGCTGCACCCACTTGAGACCATTCTTCTTGTTGGGAAGAATCGCCCAAGCAGTCATGTTGCTGTTGTTGATCGTATGAAGTGAGTCCACGTTGCCATCACAGGCAGGCCAAATCGAAGTGCCGTCCCAAGTGTACACAACATCGACAGTGACATAGCCACTGCCATCAGGAGCGCGCAACGTTACTTGAAACTCAGGACTACTACCATCAGGACGAAGACATGTACCTGTGCGTGCCATAATTCTCCTAGACTAGGTTCTTCACGTCTGCCTGAACGAGCTGGGTTGTCCAAGCAGAAGATGCACCAGCATTGATCGAGATGCCAATCTTAGTTACCGTTGTGGAGTTGAACCCCGACGACAATACACGAATCGGTGCCATGAACTGCAAACCGCTAGTGCTAAGGAAGCCTGTCGTTGTATTTGTACGCTGGATCTTCAGTACACCCTCAACTGTGGCTGAGGTACCTGAACCTACTGTTCGGAAGTTCGCGTACACCTCAAAGATTCCGTTATCGGCAGCAGCCGTCTGAGCCGATGGAAACGTGAAGGTACAGATGGCAGCATCGCTTGTCGTCCCCAGCGTGCCCATGCGCAGCGTAATGACTGCAGTTGCCGTTCCAGCACCTGTCTTCGTCATGTCCATAACGCAGCGATAGAACGACTTCGCTTTAAGGCGACCAGCATCGAACGTGCAAACGGAGTCGGTGAGATAGGTATCGCCAGTACCCAATGTTTGTGCTGCTGCCGATCCGTTGCTAGACGGATCGGCAAACGCGTTGATCTGCGAAGCTGTAGCCTTCTTTGTCGTTCCGGCGTCGTTAAGCGGGAACTCCATTGTGCCCAGTACAGAAGATACAGCGCTCAGACCAGAGATCGTCTGCAATGCAGTGACGTCAGTCCCTGCAATGTTAACGCCCTTCTTCGCCTTGATCGTCATCGATCAGCCATGCACTACGACGCGATACTCTGCAGCAGAGGGAGCTGCACCGTAGTCGACCGTTGCTGTGCCTCCGGACGTCGATGTATTGGTGATGTCTGGGTAGATGACTTCACCGGTCGCTACGAGGAAGACCTGAATAATCACGTCGGTACCGAGAGCGTGGTTGAAGGTCTGAGGGTTGGTAGTGACGACACACGACGCTGCGAACTTGCGAACGACGAGTGCAGTGTCGATGTCGACGTCAGTACGAGACGAGCCCGAGTTGTCGGTTGCCACAACGCCCGTGCCGAAGTTCAGCGTCGTACGCTGCGTCAGAGGGGAGCCACCCTCCTGAACGGTCGCGTACCCACCAGCAGAGCCACCGCCGAACTGCGCAAAGACGATGTTGTTCGTACCGATAACGGGAGCATCTGTCGTCTGCGTCCACGCAGTGTTCTGGTTGACAGTGCCCTTGACGACGAAGACCGTCGCACTCTCCAGCTCGGCAGTCGAGTCAGCATCGACGGCACGCGTTGGCGCACCAGAGGAGTTGACCGTATAGATGCCATTCTCCGTCTGTGTCGTCTGGTTCTTGAGCAGGATGCGGTCGCCTGTGACGAGCGTGTAGCCATCGATGGTCTGACCGTTGGCGTACGCCGTAGCCAGAGCACCATTGGTCGTCGTAGCAACAACGACTTCGTCCTTCCACGACAGTCCGCGAACCATCGCCTGCAGCTGCTGGAGCGTAACTGCATCGGTTGCAGCCGTACCATCAGCCAGGTTGACTGCGCGGCTGTTGTTGAAGTCGCCGCCCTTCCTGAGCTTTACTGCCATGTCATCCTCACTTCAGGTATGCCTTACCGGATTCGGCCGAGTTCCACGAGACCGAGATGTTGTTCAGATCTACCACTGTGTAGTCCACCCACACAGGTTCGCTCGGTACAGAGTCGAGCATCCATACTACCGCAGGAACCGTATTGAGACCGTGTGAAATGTTCCAAGATGCAGCCGGTGTACTTTGAGTATGTACGTATGTTGCTCCAGCTGGACCAGGAGGACCCTGTGGGCCCGTAACGGTGACTTCGATGACTGTGAGCGGATCAACCGCGACTTCAACAACATCAACACCATCCCCCGCAAAGACGGTAACATCACCGTCTGGTTCATAGACCTCAACAAAGTAGTCCTTAACCATTAGCGCGTCACCTCAGCTGTGACGACACACTTGCCAGCAAGGTACGTTTTGACTGTCCCATCGGGCCAGGTGAGTTGTACGTCCCACACATACGCAGCCGCAGCCAGCCCCGCCGTCTCCGTATGTGTGAGACTGATCTCGAACTCTCCAAGTGTGCCACCACTCTGCGTGTGGAGAGTAGCTGTGAAGTCGATCAGCGCTGATACGTCAGCCGGATCAACTCTGATCTGGGCCTTCGGTACGCAGCCAGTCAAATCGATAGCAGCAGGAGTCGGAATGGCGCCATCAGTGAGACGAAAGACACGCTTGTACGTATCCCCCTTGTAGATGGAGATGTTGTATGTCGAGGGCAGGTCGGCCATTAGTTACCGCCACCCTGATCACGACCACTATTCCGTTGCGGAGTACCGAACGGTCCTGACCGTCTCATTCGACTAACGTTCGCCTGTCTTGGGAGGCCAGCGATGTTCTTGTTGGTGTTCTGGCGACGACCAGGCTTCTTGCGACCACGGTTGTACGCCGGGTTGTTCTGGTTGTGTGTATTGTCGCCCTGATTGTCTCGAGGGTCAGCAGGCTGAGGTGCGTTCTCAGGAGTCTGAATGTCGCCTTGCTCGTCATACGGGTTCTGCGGCGTCGCGATCAGTCGAGCCGTACCCTTGTCGATGGCAGTGAGGTCCATCTCCTCGCGGAGCAGTGCCTCAAGAGGCTCATCCGGAATGATGACGCCTGCTCCGACCAGGTTACGCACGGCGAACGTGAGTGTACGCCAGTCGGCAGTCTCACCGATGCGCCGAACCTTCAGCTTCGGGAACCGCTCCTCCAGAGGCCAGTTGTACTTGATCATCTGGGGAATGAGGTACGTGTTGATTGTCGAGGCGAAGTTGTCCGCAATGATACGAGCGGACTTGAAGAACATCGTCAGGTCTTCCTCCCGCGCCCCTTCGATGACGAAGTTGACCAGGATGTTCTCTCGGATGGCGGCCTGATGCGCCTCGATCGAGTCGAGGGCGTCGAC